GTCTAGCCCAGTATCGTGCTATTGTTCTCAAATCCCCCAATCTGTCCGATTCAATCATAGCGTTTAGTCCTGTTATTGTTGGTTCATCTAGATGATTTGGTAGCATCGTTACCACTCTATCAGTATATTTGAAGTGTTTGTTGTATATATCCCTACCAGCGGATTCATCACCATCTTCTGGCACTCTCTCAGTTATATTGATTTTGATGTATGAATTAGCTGGGTTCTCTGCGATCACTTTACCTACATCCCAATATTTGAAGTCCTCATATGGTGTTATGGATGACACTATGCGTGTAAATGTAGTGTCTTCACCAGATAGATACAATGACACGAAACCTTGGCCGGTGACAACGTCTGTAGATGTATCACCTCCGGAAAAATTTATACTAGTGGCATCCCACTGAGATGACAACTCGACAAACTGTGTTGTGTTGATAGGGTAATTAACCTTGTCCGCAACTTGAACACAAACTGATATCGGTGAGTCTATAAATTTGTTTTTAGATATCTCAAACCCGCTAACACCATTACTCGAAACTCTCAACTGTTTAGGTTCATTTAGTTTGACAATTATAGGTAAACCTACTCTCTGTGTCTCATATATCTGAAAATAATCTTGCTTGAGTGTTTCAAATCCAAATATTTCTTTATCATACTCCTTGATAGGGAATTTGCTTGTGTCAAAACTCGCGAAGAGGATTATATCCTTATCTTCAAACGTGCGACCAAAAAGATCATATTCTGCTGCTGTGAACGTTTCATTCTCATACTTGGCTGGATAGTTGTTACCAGAAGGTTCCGGGCGTCTACTTATCACACGGTTTGGGTTGTCATCAATATAGTTAACAGTTGTTGTACCACTAGTGCCAGCGAGCTCACCATCTGGGTCATCTTCAGTTGTGTGAACTATCTGACCATCGACCAATTTGACGTAAATCATGGTGTTGTTAGTGGTTTGCGCTCGCTCGATTGGTACCGTGCTTTGCTTGTCCTTTACAAATCTCCACGTTGGAGTGAAGTGAATATCTGCAGACTTCCAATATCTCTCCTCAGTTAGAGGTTTGCTTTTGCTACCTTGTGCATACAAGTTTATAAAATAACCACCATCACCGGACACCATGTGCCACGATTGCCAACTATTGTACCGGAAGATGGTCAGGTCATCACTCGGACGACCACAATAGCTCTTTTCCGGTAAACCGCCGTTTGGGTACGCTATATTAGGTGTGTACCACTGTAGTGCATCAGGCACGTAGTTGTATATCTTGACTTCTTGCTGTTTTGAGTTTCTGTGTGTTACTCCGTTCTGGTCTGTGAATATAGTAGTTACTTTATAATTCCCAGGATATTGATATTGCTTGGTCACCGAGAACCCGGAACCATATGTACCGTCACCAAAATCCCAAATCATTTTATCTAAACTGACACCAAAACCGGTGTTTCCTAATGTTGACAATCTAGGTGTGAAAGTGAAGCTTGTGATACCTAGTGTGTACCCTGTTACTGGTTCTGTCTGGGTGTCAGATGATACTTGGTCAATACCATTATATGTAATGAATGGTATCGCTAGATCTGTAAAGCTAGTATTTTCTAATGCAGAGTAAGTGGCCATAATCAGCTCTCAATGTCTATCTTTTTGAAGAGATTGTATGGATCGAATACATACGGAAATTTATAATATGGTAACTGTAAGTTCTGATTGGTTGTTTGTATATCGTTCTCATAAACAGGATTCCAAAAAGCCATGCTCAACCCCGGTAAAGAAATGTTCACATCTGTTCGAACAGTCTTGATTGTTTCAATTCCGTCTATCAATAACATCTCTGCCCCTAGTTGAGACAACTCTACCACCATACCTAATTCACAAACAGAATTATCAAAGAATTTCATTATCAAATCAATTACTTCTTGCTTGATTGCGCTGGGGTCACGTAGGTTCCTACTAGGTTTAGTTATTACAAGTTTAGTATTATCTACCAACGCAGGTGTCACTGTCTCCGAAGGGCTCGCTACTCCGAAATTAACAGCAACATACACAGGATCCATCAATACCATTTCATGAGATAACATTTTTTTACTCTCAACGTCATTTAACATCAGTTCTTTTTGAGCTGGTGTTAGGAAGTTTGTCATCACAGTGGTTGATACTGTCTTGTTCATTTTAGGTACACCATACACATAAACATTATTAAAGTGTGTGCTAGTCGACATTTTCAGGTGATTATACATCACACGAGACTCTAGATTAGGGTATTCTATACCAATATCTTCTGTTAGGTATCTCATGTGGCCATCCATAAAGTCTTTGTTGTCTATAACCCTCGAGCTCGTTAGCATGTTTCCGAAATTGCGTGTTATGTGTGTTTCAAATTCATTCAATGTTACCAATCGGTCTTGGCTCGCAAGGTGCAATGGAGCCTTTCTCTTTATTTCATCAACAGACTCTCTCTCTTGTGGTGCGGTACTACCATCTTTGTTCTGAAACGTTAATGTGGCTATATTATCAAATGTTATAAATTTGACATTCTCTGGCTTAATGTCCTCCATCACTTTTGTGTATTTTGATGTACCATATAACACAATCTTCAAGTCGTTTAAAAATCCCGGACCGACAACTCCCTCGTCACCCTTTGATTCTAAATAGTATATCTGTATAGTATCATTAGCTTCTGGACGAGTACCGGTTATATTGTTACCGAATTTTATCTCATACGCTTCATTTTCATTCAGTCTCTTCTCAAAAACTCGATCATTTGGTCCTGATAAGTATAGAGATGGCACTTCCCTGTATTGATGAAAGATACCTGTGTCCGTGCTCTTCACATACACATCAAGCTTGAAGTGATCAATCTTTGTCTCTTTTTTAGATGGTAGCAATGTATGAGTCTCGAAGTCTTGACCTAATGCGAATAATTCTGAGTGCTCTACCCACTTGCCTTGATATAGTAAGTGATTTTCAGATATTGTGTCTATTAGCTCAGCTAAGTTTGTATTTTTAGTAAAGGATATATCTTCAGTTAATGAGTATGTTATGTCATTTGCATTCACAAACGTGTATCTAGGTAGGGTGTATACACCTGGTGCAAGGTCCTCACTAGCATATGCATCGAAACTCAGAAGACTGGTCTGTGCCCCCAATGGACTATAGTTGAGTAGCTTAACTATCCTGTTGATATTTTCATATATTGTTGTCTCACTAAACATTGACTCAGCAGCCGTTCTGTTCAAGTAAAACATTAACACATGATAACTATAAGCAATTATATCAATGAATGATGATAGATTACTACCAGCATAAACCTGATCTGTAAATACCTTTTGTTCTTTTAGTCGATCTATGATCAATGTTCTTAAACTCTCAGCATCAAACGTTGTGTAAGCAGTTGCTGGTAGTTTATACTCTGTAAATTTGTCTTCCATTATATATTATGTAGTTGTAGTTGTTAAAAATTCGAATCCAGGCTGGGCTAATATGGCATTGTATGACTTATCATATACATTAAGTGAAGGTATTGTTAGTATCAATTTTATAGTGTATTGGTTCTGTTCCGGTAACACATCAACGTTTATATTATTCACCTTGACTCTAGGTTCATACTTTTGAATGCCCTTAAGTATCGTCTCTCCTATCTCTCTTGCAGTGAAATCATCAATAGGTTGAAACAACCATTGTGATAGGTTCAAGCCAAATGTTGGCTCTAATATTTTTTCCCCAGGTGTGGTTGTGAATATATTTTGTATGCTGTTGACAATAGCGGCTTCATCTACAGAAGTCTTCATATCCAGACTGGTCTTTTTTGTGTATAATGATCTACCAGCATTAGATTCTTCATCTAAATCCAAGTGCAGATCCCTGTACTTAATTTTACTGACTTTTTGAGGCATTGCTGCCGTTCCTGCGTTTACTTTTATGGCCATACTTAAATATTTATCACCCAAGCCTTATATTACGCTTGGAAAAGTTAGAGCAAAGCATAAATAATCATGATGAACAGTAAATTTAACATGTTATTCGAGACAAATTTCACAAGATTTCAAGGTGGTGGGTTCTTGACCGGTGATATTATAAAATTAAAACAAGGTTGGGAGAGTGATGATTGGAGTAAATCTGCCCCTGAGAGATTGATGAACAC